TGGCCCTAACGTCAACCATTGCTTTTTGAAACATGATAGCTTCTCTAGTAGCAAGGATAAAAGCTCCAGCAACACCAGCCATTCCTAATGCTGCTGTCATGTGTTTAAGAGAGGCTGCAACCGAGGATGTTAGGCTTTTCATTGACCCAGCAACTTTTTGTTTACCTCGTTTTATGTCCCTAACAGCACCGGACATATTGGCCTCTATCAGAATCATTGCTTTGGAAACTATAAAGCTCATATTAACTATCTCCGACGTTTACGCCTTCGTTTGCGTTCTTTTCGTTTTTCATTACGCTTTCGTTCTTCTTCTTTTTCCATCATTTCACGTACTACAGATTTTCCGCGAATTATTCCACGAATAGGATTACCATTAACATCCAAACCGGGTATTTTTCCGTCCTCATCTGCCAATATACTCGTGTCTGATAAAGATTTTTTTTCTACAATTTTATTTCCTTCTTCACGTTTTAGTATTTTTGCATCACAAAGTCTAAACCAAACTTGGTCTAGTGTCATTTTTCCAACTTGTTCCGGTGTATAACCACCACCACCCTCAAAACCTGACTCACATAAAAGTCTAAAATGATATGCAGTAAGGCAACCTAATAGCCCTCCACCATCGGCAACTTCGTCAGAGTTACCAACATTCTCTAGGGTGGAGCGCGTTACATATTTCCCATGTCTGCCGATGTTATCTTCTCAACTATGTTTCCAGCTTCTAACAATTTAATGTGAGGCCACTTTGCAAGTTGCTCTTTTGTTACTTCTGGATGATCCGACGACAAAGACGACTTAATAAACGAAATCATTCCATTAGGTGAACCAGTTATCCACCAAGAGTCATATCGAATACGTCCCTGTAAAGGAGCTTTTCCAGATAATTCTTTTATTTCCGAAACTGTTATTTGTTTTGCATCTAAGGCATTAAGCAAAATACCACGAATTCCGGCTTCTGTGTCGGGCAATTCTCCGTAATTAGTTTTAATCCAATCTCTAACCTTTTTGCTCAATGGCACTTTACTAACGTCGTAAGCAATCCTTTGAGGCAAGTCTTGCAAATCCCAACGAGAAACTTCATCAAGTTTTTGATTTAGTTTTTCTTCTGCCATATTTTTAGGCAGTAGATCGAGATTCTCACTATAGGTTTCCAATACTTGACGCTTGTAAAACCTCAAAGCTTCTCGTTCCAAGTCGCAAAGGTGTTGAACTGAAGCTGGGCGAAGGTTATATTCCTTGCCATTCACTTCAATGATTTCACCTGAACCTAAAATACGTGATTCTTTATCTGTAGACATAACAATAGTTCTCCTCAAAAAAATTAAAAAAATACAAAATCAAAAAGGGTTCTTTATTTTCCCCTTTGATTTAACTCACTAACTAACGACCCAGCACTGCATCTTTTAGAAATGTAGCCTAGTGTATAGGCGGCTTCGACAGATAATTTTCGGATGGAGGATTTGGTAGGATTGGAGGAGATGCTTCGTCGTTCGCGTTCTTCTGAACAAGCACTGCAAGGACAAGTATCCAAGCAGTGATGTTCGATTTTCATTACTTCAAATATATTAGAAGTATTCATTATTAGTTTATTCGTCCGTACATTCAGATGAAACTGTTTCACCTGGGTAGAGGAATGAGCCGTCAGCACCCCAATCGGATGTCCAACCTATGACAGTTTCAGCGTCTACGTCTACTTCTAAACTAAATGCTGAACATAAAGCTCTAGCAAAAGACCATTTAATAAGACCAGCAGAATCAATATATAAGTGAACTATGGCAATATCTCCAGGTTGGAACATATCGAAAACTTCAGTAGCGATATCATATTTACCAGCAAAGGTAAATGTGGCATCAAGTCGCCCTCTGGAACGATTTGTATATCCACCACTGTCACTGTCACCCCATTCGTTACTTGTGGCTAAAGCAGGGTTAACTGTCCAGCCAGTAATCCTGGCAATGGTTGTCATTGCACCGGAATAATAAATAAATACTTTACCATTACGTCCGGTTAATGTGTTTGCACTACTACAACTCATGTTTATTTCCTTTCGTTACTTCATATATATTAGAAGTATCCATTATTAGTTTATTCGTCTGTACATGCTGTTGGAGTTGTTTCGCCTGGGCGAAGGAATACACCATCAACACCCCAATCAGAAGTCCATCCAATTACGGTTTCTGCGTCTACATCAAGTTCTAAGTTAAAAGCTGTACAAAGTGCTCGTTCAAATGACCACTTGGTAGTACCATCAGAATCAATATATAAGTAAACTTTGATAATATCTCCTGGTTGAAATATATCAAAAACTTCCGTCGCAGTATCATATTTACCGGCAAAGGTAAAAGTAGCGTCTAATCTTCCTCTGGAACGATTAGTATAGCCACCACTGTCGCTATCACCCCATTCATTACTTGTAGCTAAAGCAGGATTAACTGTCCAACCAGTAATCCTAGGGATAAGTCCCTCTATTCCTCCCTCAGCCCACACTTTACCATTACGTCCGGTTAATGTATTTGCACTACTACAACTCATATTTATTTCCTTTCATTAAGGAATTTGTTTTTTTATTAGCTAGATACACTAGATGAACTTTCTGATTGTGAACTAGAAGAACTTGAAACACTCGAAGCACTTGAAGTAGAAGAAGTAGAACTAGGTGATGAACTAGACAAAGATGAAGCACTACTGGAACTTTCTGAACTACTACTAACTGAACTAGATGAAGTAGATAGACTATAAGAACTACTTGATTCACTTTGCGAACTTGTTGATTGTGAACTAGATGGAGAACTTGACGAAGTAGATAGACTGTAAGAACTACTGGAACTATCCGAACTAGACGAAGTAGAATGACTATAAGAACTACTTGATTCTGAACTTTCAGAACTAGATGAAGTAGATAAACTGTAAGAACTACTGGAACTATCCGAACTAGACGAAGGTGAACTACTTGATTCGGATGAAGACGAAACACTTGAAGAAGATGAAGATAAACTACTTGCTGAAGACGAACTACTCGAAGAAGAACTTAAAGAACTACTTATACTAGAACTAGACTCATCTACGTCGTGTCGGCCAAATACGTATATTGAATAAGATACATCACCTAATTTAGCTGCTAATGTTAGTCTGTGACTAGACGTAGAATCTACGAAGAATCCAGCTTCAGCAGGTTGTGACTTGAAAAGGACACCCTGACCGCCAAGGGCTCCTTCATTTGCAACAGTATGTGTGCCAATGGGGGTCCATCCTTCAGAGTTAGAAGGTTTGATCTCCAATTGACCCGCCGCCGTAATCACATTTTCGTTCACAACTGCTATAGCTACAATCTCTTCTAAAGGCTCTATAGCCTGTCCTAATGCGTCTAAACCGGCTCCGGCTCCTATGTCAATTCCAGACATGTCATAAAGGTCATAAATAATTTGTGTATTGTTCGTCAAAGTAACATTTTCTGTTTGCCAAACACGATTCATTTGATTATCCCCAATGCCAGTTGTCATTGTGGGATTATAATCCATACTAGGTTGAGCAACACTGACTACTTTTCCATCAGTAAGAGTATTTCGGTATGTGCCCGTTATTTTCAAAATTATTTTTGGTGTAGAAATACTTCTAGCCATTATTTATTATCCTTATGTTAAACACTAACCGGCACATCTACCAACAGTTCGTAAGAAACTAGCCATTGATATTCTTCATCGCCAGTTCGTACTCCATAATCTGTTTGATATTGTGTCTGTAGGAAATTTCCATTTATCAATGTGATTGTTTGTTTGGGTGAAACAGTAGGATGTCCTCCAAATTGCTTCATTATTTCTTCAGCCAAATCAGCCGCTATAATTTTTGCGGAAGATGTAGATGTTTGTTTTGCATGAACATAAAAAGTAATAGTTGTAGACCTAATGTGTTGTTTAACACTCTCTGAATTTGACATTCGAGAAACTACCGTATTGGGAGTTTCACTCATCACACAGTAAGGAAATGGTTGTTTAGGAGCAGCCTCTTGATCGTTCAATACAGCATATTGTGTAATGTCATCGGAATCCCACATAGCCGTGAAGGAAGCATCAAGATCACTCGCTGTCCAAGCAGCTACAATTCCTTTTTGAAGATCAGCAACACCCACACTCATTTAATTGGTCCTGTTAAAATTTTATTAACTTCCGCTCTGTTTTCATCCAAAGTTCTCTTTAGGAAACTTCTTTTTAATTTTTGATTGGTTTCTAATATAAAACCATAGTCTAAAGTTGTTCCAATAATTCCCACACTAGAGTATTTACTAGACCTGTGTGTTATTTGGAAAATATCCTTTTTCAAATGAGTAAGATCAGTACGTGGAAATTCTCCAGGTTTACTACGAACAGTTACTACTTTTCCTACTCTTACAACGGGTACATTGATATTTTGAACAACTTTACTAAATATCATTGCCGTTGCAATAACAACACGTCTGTGCAAGGTCAATGAGATTTCATTAGATACTTTTTCGATAAACCATTCCCAATTGACTTTGGTACGTATATCAACTCCAATTTTTCGTTGTTGATTTGTTAGTCCAGGAATGGAATTTGCCATTATTTATCCGCCACTTCTCGTTAATTGGGCTACCCACTTATCCCAGTCTTTTTCATATCTAGGTTGTGTATTGTCTACACGACAACCGGGATTCAAAAGAAATTCACCAGGCATATTTTCAATGTCTGCCAAAGCTGGTTTAATTCCCTTTGTAATCACACCATCATTAGAATCAACAATCCACATTAGTTCTCTACAAAGGGTCTTCATTCGGTGAACATCTAAGGTTCCTTTTTGTGCCGGAACCCCTCTTATTTTGCCAGAACGGTATCCTTCGATTTGATTCATAGATTTCTGTAGTCTTTCACAAAAATCAGGCGAATCTATTAGGGGGTCTGTAATTACATAGGTGCATTTTGTTGGATTTACAGTTATGGACATGCCCTCAATAGTAGGCAAACGTCCTAAAAACGTCGATTGACCTATAGGAATGGTATTTTCTCCGGTGGATATGCTTTTACAACCCCTACCGGCTTTAATTGTGCTTCTCAATCGGCAATTTGAAATAGACTGAATGAGAAGATCACTGTTTCGGAAATGATCTGCTTGCATAGTAAAGACATCCACAACACTGGCCTTTGGCTTCGATGTAGTTTTTAGATCTGTAGCTGTACTCATAATTTTAGTTCTCCGTCTTAAAAATGTTCTTCGTAAAATAAATATAAAAAAGCTGGACCGTTGACCGAAGAACCAAAATCAACGGTCCAGCGTAATAGGGGGCTTCACTCTGCTTTACGCAGGAGCCGTAGTCGTTACGGCTGTAGTAGCTCCCCGCTCAAGTTGTCCACCATATCGGGCGGTTGCGATCATCAGCAACACGTTACTTCTCATAAGGGTACTGCCCTCAGTCGAAGATCGCATAACAAGACCGTGACGACGATACATACGGTACCGAGCCAAGATAGAATAAAAGATTTGAGCGTTGGTGAGACTCTCATTGATCTTATAAGGACGTTCCATCCAATTGTAGGAATCATACGTCATTCCACCCAAACGTCTTGCGTCATTAGTACCTACTGGTATAGCTCTCGCTCGTTGATAGGAAGTTTCCGTTCCACAGAATACAGCCGAAGACTTAACAGCCTTGCGATGTTCTGCTTTAGCAACACCAAATCTAAGCGATTCGTAATTGCCTAACGTAGTTGTTCCACCCCAAGCGACCGAGGTAGTACCGGATTTAACTATAATACCTTCAGGCTGAGTGGTTCCATCACCAGCGGCGATGACATCATCCAAATCCTCAAGTAATTGTTCACCATACTGAGTGGTGATAATCTGACCGAAGTTGATTGGCGTGTCCGAAAGGAAGTCCAAACCGATCTCAATAGCACCTTCCCAACGGAAGATAGTAGTATCGAAAGCCGATACGTAACTAGCTGTATTGAACAGCGAGATGGCCGTACCATCAACACCACCCCACGAACTAGTAACCTGACTAAGCGAGACACCTTCGACTCGACGACCTCGTTCCAGCGGATAAGTCGTAACCAGAGGATACAACTCTCCATTAAGTAACGGAGCCTGAATAACTCGATCATCGAAGACAATCGGAGCCGCTTCAGTACCACCACTAGTGGCATCGTCAATCAAAGCCTTTTGCTCTAGTTCAGTCAACTTTCGTCGGCAAATAGTAGCCTTTCCATCATCATCTGAACCCTCTGGCCCAATACCGCCCCACTTCATGTTTTTCATGGCGTAGAGCATTAACTCTTTGTCATGTTGCGGAAGTGCCTGGAAACCAGCCGACTTACTACCATTTCTCTGTGCAGAAGCACAAACATACTTGCAATAAGCACCAATAACAGCTTCATCAAGCTCACTGGTTTCATTGATAGTATGTCCATTATCCATTAGAGGTTGACCAGCCTGCGAATGAGCTTTTC